GATCAGAATCTCCAGATACTAGCCAATCGTCTTGACCTCTTTTTTCAAGAATCAAAGTACTCCACTGAACTCTAGTTTTAAATTGATTGTCTGGGGCTCTTAGTGTTACCCCAGACTGACCAACTACAGTTATTTTTCCAGTTCCAGCCTGCATAATTTCACAGCTTGAGCCTACTGGCCACGGATCATTTATATTTGTTGGAATCGTAACTGTAATTGCTGTTGAGGCGTCAAATTCAATTCTATTATATCTATCTGTTTGATTATTAATTGTGTAGGCAGTATCTGACTTTAATGTTGGTATAGTTGCCTTATCAACTTTTGCAGCTAATCCGTCTGTAACTTGAGTTTCTAATAAACCTATGCGTGTTGCTGTTAAAGAAGATATTGGCTTCTCTAAATCTGAAGTGTTATCAACATTTCCAAGGCCAACCATTGTTTTTGTAATTCCGCTTACCGTTCCAGTAAAAGTTGGATTTAGTAGTGGGGCTTTAAGATCTATTTGTGCTTGTATTTCGCTGGTTGCATTATTTAAATAAGATATTTCTACATTAGATACATCTCCAATAGATGTAGTTGCTGGAAGAGATACGGTTCCGCTAAATGTTGGTGAATCTAAAGGAGCTTTTAGCCCCAATGCAGTAGTAACCGTAGATGCGTATGAAGCGTCATCATTGATTGCGGCGGCGAGTTCATTTAATGTATCTAAAGCACCTGGAGCTAAATCAATAACATTTGCTATTGCAGTCTTTACGAATTCTGTTGTTGCAATTTGAGTTGTATTGGTTGTAGACACAGCAGTTGGTGCTGTTGGAATTCCAGTTAAAGCGGGATTGGCTAAAGGAGCTTTAAGTGCTAATGCTGTTGATGTAGCAGTTGATATTGGCTTATCTGCATCCGATGTATTGTCTACGTTTGTAAGAGTAGAAGAAACTGTTATTGTATTTAAAGTGTCATCATATGTTTTTGTCATATGTAGACCCATAACTAAAGCACTATTTATAGCGTCTTGTGATAACTCCGCAAGCTCTGATGGAAGTACATTTATAAAGGGAAGGTTGACCCAGGTGTATAATCCATTTCCAACTTTTAACTTATTTAATGTTGTATCTAAACCTAGTTCTGCTGGTGCAAGAACTAGTGTGGAGGATGCCCATTGAGCAGATGTTCCTCTTCTTAATCTAATAACTGATGACATTATGCGTCACCGCCATCAATAAATCCTGGATTAGGTATCTGAACGTTTTCTACAGAGTAAATTTCTCCGTCATATGTATGTACGTGGTCCAAAATACCACTGAGTGCTCCGCCAGTAGGCTGCCAAGCAACTCCATCATAAAATCTTAATTCTTTAACTGCGCTATTATAATAAATATCGCCTATTCGTCCATTTGCTGGATCTGAAGATAGCTCTACTGCATGAAGTGGTACTAGTCTTTTTACAGATGACATCTACCGACTCCTTATCCAGTGATTACGACTCTATAAGCTCCAGCTGTTGGGGCAGATGCAAATTGTAGCTTAATTGCTGAGGCAGAAAAATGCTCCACTCCAACTTCTACTTGCTCTTTAGATCCGCCTGTTTCAAATACTTGAACAACAACATCTTCTGATCCTAAATTATGTGTTACTGTGTATGTTGTTGCAGACGTAGAAAGTGTTTGTGCATACTTTCTTGTAATGTGGTGGTAGTTTGTTCCATCATTTGTAAGTGTCCACTTATCATCTGTTTCATTCCAAAGAACTTCAACATCGGCTGCCTCTCCACGCTCTACACGAATACCAGCATCTGTTGTAGGAGCTCCAGTAAAGTTAGTATTGAGATTAATCTTGTTATCTTCAATATTAACCTGTGTTGTATTTACTGAGTTTACTGTACCTACTACATTAAGGTTTCCGCCTACCTCTAAGTTTCCAACAATGTTTACGTTATCTGGTAAACCAACTGTAACTGCTGCAGATTCTGATCCAGAGCCAGTAACAGTAATTTGATTTGTAGTTCCAGAAATTCCAGCAACATAATTGCCAGTTGTGTCAGTTCCGAGTGCTACTGAATTTGGCTGAATTGCTGTTGTGATTACTACATTTTGAGATCCGTCAAAATTAACTTCACCCTTAACGTCGCCATCAAGCTCAATTTTACGGGCTGTAAGTAATTTAGTGGATGTTGATGCATTTCCAACAACATCACCAGTAAATACTGCTACTGCATTTGAATTTCCAGAGTCTAAGATTACGGTTCCGTCTGTATTCTTAATGTCTCCAGTTAAGTTTCCAGTTACATCACCAGTTAGATTAGCTGTGATAGTTCCAGCTGAAAAGTCACCATTTGAATTTCTAGATACTATTGCTGATGCTGTATTTAATGCTGTAGCGTCTGTAACAATTGTTACTGCCGCTGTCTCTGTTCCAGAGTTTGAAATAGTTAAATGCGTATCTGTTGAAGAAAGTGTTGCAACATAGTTTCCAGAAGTATCTGTACCAAGAGCTACGGAGTTTGGCTCAATTGTTGCATTAAGAGTAATTGCACCTGAAGCATCTGTTGACGCTGTACCACTTAGGTCTCCACTAAGTGTGATGCTGACTTGTCCAGCTGATTGCCAGCTAGTTCCATTATGGAAGAATAGCTGATTGCTTGCTGTATTGTAATATACCTGTCCAGCTTTACCGCCTGCTGGCGCCTGTGCAAGATTGTGGATTACGACATTGCGTAATTCATTTTGCTTTAGATCAATGTCTATAAGAAACTGTCTAGCCATTTTTTATCTCCCTTTAGGACAGGTAGGCTGTCCCAGAAAACCTAGAAGTCATGAAAAGCTTCACAGTTTTATTACTCTCATTATACTGTACTCCAGTTTCGAATGCATTGCCACCGCTATCAATAATCGTGACGTTTGGCTGGAAGTTTAATGATGTAGTAAGCGTGACTGTGTAATAGCCATCTGCATCAGGGGTAGTACTAACTTGATTTAGGCTCCAATTGATTTTTTCTGAAACCTCTTGGGTAAGAATTATAGAATTAGCATTTAGCCATGAGTTGTCTGATAGCTTAGGTCCATAAAATTTATTTGTAACTATGTCAAAGTAGAAGTCTCCAGTTACCCCATTTCCGTCTTGGGGGGCACCAGAACCATTAAGGATGGTTCTACCAGAAGGACCCTGTATTCCAGAGTCTGAAAGTATTACCTGATTATCAACTTGAGTGACATTAATAATGTTTGAGTTGTCTACAACTGTAATTTCAGCCATTAGACTGTAACCGCCTTTGAAACACTAAGTGTTCCTTCAAGAATGCGTGTTTTGGTAACTCCATCTGGTGCGGTGAGAACTAGATCATAGAATGACTTTGGATAAACTAGCTTAGTAGTTCTTTCTGCAGATACTGTTACGCTAATTCTTCCCAGTGGGCCATTTATAGCTATTCCATCTGTATGGGTTAAGGTAAAGCAAAGTATCTTTCCGCCTTGCTTATCTCTTGCCTGCATTTTTGCTGTATAGCCAGTTATATTAATTGGAACATCGTTTGGATCTTTCCAAAATATAGTGAAATTCAGTGTAGCGCCTTCGTCTACATTAAAATTCTTAGTTAAAAATGGCATTTACGCTCCAGTGGTATTAATCTAATTTTAGCATATATAAACGCTAAAGGCAGACTAGTTAATGTCTACCACTTCGCATCCTGCATCTGCAGAACAAGCTAGGTTTTGGCTTCCAGTTGTAGAGTCTTCTGTCTCGTACATACTAAGAAGTGACCACATAATATTTTCTGGCATCTTTGCAACTGCTGCAAGATACTCTTCTTCTGTGGCATCCTGATATGGAGCTTGCTTATATGTGTGGTCTGAATAAGGAAGGAATGAAATTCCAGAAACCTCATCAAAATGCTCCCACACCCAAGATCCAACTTCCATCCACTCTTCATCACGAACTGAAACGGTAATTGAAGGCTTGTGCTCACACCAAGCTCTTTGATATGCAAGCCAAATGTTTAAGTGTTCAATTGCAGTAAGATCATTTCTTAGAACTGCTCCCTTTGGAGCCTTTACAGGAAATGAAAACACCTTTGTCTGAGTTGGATTCATAAAGTCATCTTCTGCTGGAACTCCAGCTTCGATTAAGAATTGTGTAAGTGGGTCTTTCTTGTCACCACGTACTGTACGGATATAATATTCATTGTGCCATGGGTGCATTCCAGAAGAAACTCCAGTTAGCTGTGAAACTGTTCCAGAAGGCTTAACACATGTGACTGCAGCGGAAGGATTGATGCCAATCTTTCCTGCTTCTTCAACGTTTGTAGAAACAGCAAGTTCACGGAGTGAGTTAAGAACATCTGAAAGCTTATCGATGCCTTTCTTGCCAGACATTAATTCGTTTCCAAATTGTCCAGTAATAGAAACACCTAGCAGTCTTTCTTCTTCTGTATTCTCTTTCCAGATTTTGCGTAGGTACTTAAAGTTTGTAAGTGTTGATTGCCATGTGCCAAGAATAGTTGCAAGTTCTACCTTGCGAGCAAGTGTCTTTTCATTATCTTCTTCACGAACGATGATTTCTGAAAGGTTACAGAACTGATAAGGACGCAAAATAATTTCAGAACATGGGTTAGTTCCGTATCTAATGTTTTCATCACGTCGACCATACTTTGCAGCCTGCTTTTGTGCAGCCTTAACATTGTAGATTCCACGCTCTCCTGATTTTGAGTCGTAAAGATTTTTCCATTCGGCAATAAAGTCTGACATTGATGGTCGATCCATGTATGCAACAGAATTATTTGCTAATGCACGATGACCAGTTGCTTCCCACCAAGCACCAGCTTTTGCTTTTGCCATATCTGTGTCACGAAGATCTGAAAGTGAAATTAAAGCAGAACGACGAACTCCGCCAACAACAACTACTTCACCAATCTTACACATAATGTCATGCGCTTCAATAGAACGCAATTTTCTTCCAGCTGCATGCTTTACAGTTGTAACGCAGAACTCAAAAAGATTAACAAGTGGTTCAGGGCCTGAAGCACGACCACCAAAAGTCTTAAGACGTGCACCTGCAGGTCTTACTTGAGAAACATCCCATGTAGGAATTTGTCCTTGCCATAAAAGAGCAAGAAGCTCACGAAGTGATTTTGCCCAACCAGCTTTTGAATCCTCAACAACAATGACGGTATTAGACTTTTCAAAATGTTCATTAACAACTGGAAGCTTATCTACATAAACTGACTCAACAGAGAATCCAACACCTGTTCCACACATCAAAATATACATAGCTTCGTCAAATGAACGAAGTGAGTCTACTGGCAAAAATGAGCAGTTGTAACCTGCAACATTGTCTCTATCCAAAGCGGCACCAGCTGTCATTACTGATCTCATTGACGGCATAATGTTTCTATTAAAAATGGCATCACGAATTTCTAGAGTGAGGCTTGCAGAAGGCTCATAGTTATAATCGCTCTTAAGGTGATTTGTCATATACAGAACAAATCTGTCTACTGTCTCTCCCCAAGTCTCACGACGGTTTTCTTCTGGTAGCCATCTTGCATAACGGCTCAGAGCGATAAAGTTCTCGTACGGATTTTGAATTACTTCTTGCATTTTAGAATACTCCTCTAGTCCCACATGTTGGGTTTAATTTTATTGGTAATACTAAGTATAGTGACTTTTTTTTAAAGAAAAGAAATTTTTAAAATTTTTCTTTTAATCTTGAGAAAGCATTATCAGCCTGATCATAATAATAGTCCGCAATAGTATTATACTCGTCAGCAGTCTTTCTTAGCAAATTGCAAAGATCCTCGTATGAAGGCTGAACCATTAGTCCAGGGTGAGGGTTTTGCCAAGGTGATTCCACATATTGAGATTTAAGTGCTAGTGGTCCCAAGAATTTTTTATACGGTGCCCACTCTTCGGTACAAATTACAGGCATGCCACTTGCAAGAGCTTGAAGCGGAATGAAACCGAAACCTTCTCCCCAAGACGGATAGATTAAACAGTGATGAGAGTTGAAAATGCCCACCATTTGACTTGTAGAAACTTCGTCAGGTATAATTGAAATATTATTATATGTTTTAGATATACTACTATCTATAATATTATTATATTCATTATATACTCTTATAGTATTATATTTATAAGATTTAATAGTTAAACGATAATCTGGATCTTTTCCAAAAACATCAACAAAAGCTTCAAAAGCCATCTGTCCTGATTTTCTAGGTGCTGGTTCTCCAACATGTAAAAATCTTAATGGTCCATTTTTTCTCTGTCTTTTAAATGGTTGCCAAATATTTTCAATACCATGTTCGTAGACATGTATTGGCGGAGTGACTCCGCAGTTCTCATAAACTTGTTTTACCCAAGGAGAAGTTGCCCATACTTCATCACATTCATTTAGTGTTTCTAACCAACCCTCTTGTAATCTAGTTGATTCCCATGGAAGATATCCTATTTGATATTGATCTTTATTTAATTCAAAAAATTGTGGTTGACTAAAATTTAATTGAACTTTAGCACTCTTGTATTTAAAAGGAACTTTGTATCCTAGTTTCTGTAGACTTGTTACAATGTGATATCCTGCATATCCATAACCTGTAGAGATATTTAAATTTCCTGGGTTTGTGTTAAAACTTAAAATCACGACTTGACAGCCTTTCTAGTAATAGGTTATGATTAATACCTTATGAAAAATAAAACCATAAGAGACGCAGCCCTTAAATTGGGAATGATTGCACTTGTATGTGCTACCTTTCCAGGATTTAACAACGCTGTTGCTCAAACAAGTATATCAAATGATGTACCACAAGCACAATACGCCTATATAGAGGACTTTAAGAGCGTTAAATCACTGAGTGATGAGGATTTAGCTCAGTTACTATTCTGCGCTGGTTTCAAGGGTAATGACCTTTCTGAAGCCTGGGCAGTCGCAAAGAAAGAATCTAATGGCCGACCACTGGCATATAACGGTAACAGAAAAACTGGAGATAGCTCCTATGGAGTTTTCCAGATCAATATGCTTGGATCTATGGGAGCGGATCGAAGAGATAAATTTAATTTGACTTATGACAAAGATCTATTTGATCCTTGGACTAATGCAACGATAGCATTCCATATGAGTGCTGGCGGTAATAACTGGTCAGCCTGGAAGGGTATGACACCAAGGACTAAAGAGTGGCTAGGTAAATTCCCAAAAGCTTTCCAACCCTTGCAATGTAAATGGGACAATCCAGAAAGTAATAAATAATGGACATCAGAATTGTCCGTGAATTTATAAAGCGTTACCCTAGTGAACTTTTTTGCGAGAAGGACAGTCGTCCACTATTGCCAAATTTAAGACATGATGATACAATCTATCTATATTGCCTTGAATGCAATGATACTATCGAAATAGGATATAGTTCCTACGACAGAATGAAAAGAGTACTAGCCGTTAATGAGTGATTTCGCCGCAGAAGAAAAGCCATCTGAGACAATTGATGATAATATCGATATTGTCACATACATCACACTCTCTCGCATATACGACGTTCTCTGCTTAATAGCAGATGGTGTCGGAAAAGGCGAAGAAGTTTTAAAAATGATCGAAGCTCATCGAAATGGTGAATTGCTTGGTCCTCTTCCAGCTCTAGGAAGTGAGGCGGAGTGAAGAAGAGAACTTTATTCCTTGGAACAATTGCTCTAGGTATGGGAGCAGGCGCCGTGGCTTTTGCTATCTATGCATATGGGGCGGTATCCCAAATGCTAGATGATTTTGAATTAGATACTAAAGAAGAGATTGACGAAGACGAACTTTTCTAGTATACTTATAGAAGTATTCGGTTGAGCTTTAGAGTTCCTGAATATTAGAGAATCCTCAGATATCCGCAGATCTGGGGATTTTCGCTTTGTATAGTGAAAAAATCGACGAGAAGCCAATTTAAGGGGTAAAAGTGTATCGATCCGATACCCAACTACCCTCTAGGGCTAAAAACCTCTAATTTTGACCTCTATGGACGAATTAGGGATATTCTGGCAGTTGGCGTATGTGGCATTTTTATCACTATACCCATATTAAGCCTTATACGCCTATTTAAGCCAAGAAGAGCTAAAGCTCTTAAGTTGCCGTTCCGTTCCTAATGATGTATACTGAAGATATGGAAACAACAACTAGCTTCTTAGATGAAGACAAAAATGGAATACCTGATTTAATTCAAGCTCCTGCACATGACCATGGATCTGTAGATATGGTTCTAGGTAGTGGCATTACTGAGATGAATCTCATGTGGGCTCTTATGGGTCTAATGCTTATTCATCACACTTGGATGTTCTTCAAAATGAGATCCACCAAGGTTTGTACCTGTAAAAGACGATAATATCTTAGTCGACTAGGATATATATGAGATTAGTTATCTGTGATCTGTGCAAAAAAGAAATCGAAGTTCGATCAGGTTTTGCACATTTCACACTCAATAATCATTTAAAGAAAGACCATAAATCTTAGTCAACTAGAATATTAGTTTCTATAAAATGTTAATAAAATATTTTTTTAGAAAATGTCTTTTCTGAATGCAATTAGCAAGAACACTATAGGTCCAAAGATAATTGTTGCTTGGATCCAATTCATATTAAACTCCAATAGTAGGGATACTGGGATTTGAACCCAGAGTCGTTTGTATATAAGACAAATGCTTTAACCAGATTAAGCTATATCCCCAAGGGATTAGCGTATTCGTCTTACCGCCGACTTTCTCATGATCTAAGTGTATCATATTTCTAGTCAACTACAATATTAGCTTTTCTAAAATGTTAATATCAGTTTATTTTGTATGATTCATACTCGGAGTAGCACAAAACGGACAAATAGTGCGCCCATAGCCCTAATGTGGCGTATCTCACATTCAGAATGTCCGATTTGGGTGTTTTTTGAGTTGCTATTTGTCAGTGGTAGGGTGTAGGATACTAGTATCAAGTTAATCAAGGTGATTAACAAAGAAAGAAAGGAATTCAAAATGAATTCACTGTATGAAAATAGAAATAGCCTAGGCTCTGCCTTCCCTCTTACCGCTTGCGATACCTGCGGGGGTCTTACCGCTTGGACACGCTGTGTAATGTGTGGGGGTCAGTTTGACATCCACTGCCCACAGGGTAAGGGATACACTAAGCCCTAGTGTGGTAGACATCACATCAAATAGCCTTGACTTTCAGGGTTTGGTCTGATAGTCTTACTACATAAGAAAAACTAAATAAAAGAAAATCCTAGGTGAGCCTCCCGAAAGAGCAAATAAACTAGGTCAGCAAAAAGGTTAGAAATACTAACCGAATAAAAAAGAAAGGAATTCTAAAATGAATTCACTAAATACACTAACAGTAACAGTAGAGCCTTTCCACTCTATGGCTTCCTCTAACACTAAGGATAACCGTATCTTTAGAACTAAAGACGGTAACTACATTAGCCGTATGGCTTATGTATATATGGTAGCCTCTGAGGGTCTTATCTCTCACCGTTACCTTACCCCTAACGAAAGTAAGTGGGTATTCGCTAATCGTGTGGCGTAACTCACACGATCAAAACTTGACTTTTCCCTATCCCTACTATTAAACTTATACTATAAAAACTAACAGAAAGAAGAACAGTAAATGACTATCACTTACACACTATGGCAAGGCTCTCAACTATTAGCCGTTAATCAAAAGGCTAGCAAGCCTGAAGAAATTCTTGCAGTAATTGCAGAACTAAACAAATTAGGTAAAGGGTTTACCTATAACATTAGAGAGGTAGATACTAAGTAATGCTATCAATAGAATTAGATAACTATGGATTTATGCTAGATACAGAATGGTGCTATATCGCCCTATCTTGGCAACTACTTGCCACCGCCGTCCTACTTGGTGTAGGATATAAATACTACAAGAAATGGAAAAACACTAATGACAAGTAATCGCCTACTAACCACCTTAGTCCAATTAGTAATGCTTGGCGTTACTATCCCCCTAGTAATTGCCGTAATCAAAGACCTTAAAGAGAATGGATTAAACTAATGATGACACGTAAAGACTACATCTCAACCGCCGAAATTCTTAACAAGCACTTTGAGCAGGTTCCGCCTGCATTGTTGTTAGACTTTTCAAATATGTTTAAAAAAGATAACGAAAGGTTTAACGAAGAAAAGTTTTTTGAAGCTTGTTTGGAAAATTAATTCGTGAAAGAATTTATTTTTTTAATAATCCTCGTAACTTTATTTGGTTATATTTTATTAATCTAAAATAAAAAGTTTTTTGCGGTGTGTCGACTTGACAGATCGCAAAAAATGCGGGGCGCACTCGGGCGTGTCTGTGGATAAGTCTATGTGGTGCAAATCACAAAAATACTTTGAAAATACTCGCCAGTAACCCCCCAAAATGTCAGTGGTCTATGTTAGACTAAAGTCATAAGAAAGTTGAGAAAGGTTCTCAAACTAGAAAGGAATTCAAATGAATTCAACAATTACAATGTGCAAAGAGCACACTCCATTCAAACCTGCTATCTCTATGGTAGGAGATGAGCAATTCACATTTTGTGAAGTTTGCGAAAATAACATTGAGCGTTGGTATGATGATACCGACCCTGAAAGACTCCCAATGTGGAGAGATTGGAAGGTTTCCAAATAATGAATAAATTAAATAATCAGATAGATGAAAATGAATTCTATCAAATCGTTGATGAAATGTTCTATTGCTGTGATGAATCTCAGTTTAGACACTATTGCAAAAAGCATACCGAATTAATGGGTTGCTACTATTGCGAATTTGATTATACAAAAGAATGTGAGTGTGAATAAATGAAAGATTTATTTTGTAAGGGTTGCGATGAATTCGTAATGGAAATGTCAATTGAAGATGCAGAATTTATAACTGCTTTGTGCGAAAGGTGTTGGTAATAATGACAGAGATGACAAGCATTGGAGAAGATTTTGCAAATGCAATTCAAATCGATCATTTAACAAATGATGAATTAGAATTGTTGGCAGAAATGTTTTTTGATTATAAATAAATAAAAAATAATTGCGTGTTGCACTTGACAGCGATCAAAAAAACGAGGCGCACTCGGGCGTGTCTTTTATGGTGTGATTATGAACACACTGAGATTTTGAGCGTAAAAAGCTGATGTGATTTTAAACACATTTCAAAATGTCCGATTTGACCGATTACTGGTCAGTAAATGTCAGACCCCCCTGCTATACTTCTAGGTATAGAAAGTTAAAAAAGGTTTTTAACTACTTAAAAGAAAGGTGGTCAAAATGACTACACTAAATGAAACTCTATTCTCTACTATCGTTCACGAATACCATAATGGCGGAGTAAAATCCTCTTATGGCTTGGACGCTTATACTCGCAAGGAATTGCTAAAGTATCTGTTCTCCTCTAAAGGTTGTAATTGTATCAACTGCCTGTGAGGTATCTCACACCGACTTTTGGGGCTAAATGCCTCAAAATGTCAGACCCCTATGCTAGACTTATTCCTATAAACAAACAAACGAAAGGAAGTCAAAAATGACTTACACTATCAGACTAGAATCTTATTCAGGTTCAGTAAAAAATCTATCTCTCCCTTCTAAGGGTGCAGTTGCTCAATTCGTTTCAACTTATGCAGACACTCTGCCAGTTGGCGTTGCAGTTAAATTCGCTTGTGATACTCTTGCAATTTCAGGCGTTATTCGTGGAAAGGCTACCCTATAATGATAAAGATAAATCATACAATAAATCTCGTTGCAGAAATTGACGAGCACAAGGCTCCCGACTATGTAATTACTGCACTTGCAACAATGCCTGAAAGTTTTATTCAAAAACTTTTCTCTGAAACTTTTATTAACTCTGTTGATTCTCTAAACACAATGGAAAAAATAAATGAAAACAATTCTTATGCACAATTGAAATGGGGTAACAACTAATGATGACTCGTAAAGATTATGTTTCTACTGCTGAAATTCTTTCTGATTTCAAATCTTCAATTTCAAATGAAGTTGTGTTTCAAGATTTAATTGAAGAGTTTGCAGATTTATTTTCTGCAGATAATCCACGATTTGATTTTGAAAAGTTTCGGATTGCTTGCAACAAATAAAATAAAATCCTGAGCACGATCTAAAACTGCTCAAACTTTCAACTAAATGCAACACGCCCGACAGCGCCCCGCACTCGGGCGTGTCTGGGGATAACTTACGGTGTGTCTGTGGATAAGCTGGAAATTTTTGTGAGATTTATCACACGGCTTGAGCGTCTCATTATTTGGATTTACTGGCTAGTAATGTGAAAATGTCAGTCCGTTCTGCTAGACTTACATAGTAAGAAAAACAAAATAGTTTATGATTTACGGCGTGGCTTCCCTGAAATGTCAGTAGTAAATGATAGACTTGTATCAACAACAAAATGAAAGAAGGTGCCACTAATGGCTACTAAACTATACACAATCGAAAGCCTACTTATAGGAAAACACTATCGCTCACGCAACCGATTTTTTTCGGGTGAGATTATCTCCGCTGAAAAGCGTGAAGGTATTTGGTATGGAGAAAATACCGAAGCCTACCTAATTGGCGTAAATGCTAAAGGTAAATTATCTACACAATACGCAACTATTGCGGTGAAGGTTGGTGAGTAATAATGGGATACATTGAATTTGCTCGCATAAATGAAGAGGGCGTGTCTTGGGTAGATTTATCTAAGGCAACACCCGAAGAATTACTAGACATTGAAATTGGATTATTTCAGGAAGGTGCTATCTAATGATAAACTCAGTAATGCGATTTGCTTGCGATGAATGCCACGGAGAAGGACTTATTTTCTGGGGCAACGAGTTAGACTACGATGTCGAAACTTGTCAGTGCCAAGAGGTAAAATTATTTACAACACCCGAAGGAGCATAACTATGGACTACGAATACCTAGTATCTTGTCAGTATGACTATGAGGAAAGCCCTCATTGGAAACAACGCTATGAAAGCGAATTTGACGCTTGGAAGTCTTTCTTCAGTTTTACAGACTGGGGAATGGCTAACGAATACTCAACAGTTAATATTTATACCAATACAGGTAAATGCTATACAAAAATATTCTATCGAGATGGAAGAGTGGTAACACGATAATGGGAAACAATACAGCAATTGACTTAGCAACTAACTTTGACCTATCACTTGAACAGGCTATTGGTTATCACTTACAGGGTAATCACTACCCGCCCGTTCCACTTTCTATGGTGCAACCTTGCATTGAAGCAATTGACGCAATACACGCAGGCGATGGCGATACTGAAATTGAAATGCCTGAAGGCGTATTGTATAAAAATAAAACTACTGCACCCGCTTGGGCAATTGCAGAACAACACCACTTATCCGCTTGGCTACCAGAATGGGATTAAAAAAAATGCTAAAAGAAAAAGTTACACGCATTCAAGAATTGCGGAGATCAAACGCTGCAACTTATGTGCAATCAAAAAAAGTTTATTCACGAAAACAAAAATATAAAAATAAATATTCTGAATAAATAAATATGCAACGCACTGCATAAAAATGCGGGGCGGATTTCCTGAGCTTTGTCAAGTTACGACATTATGAGGTTTATCACAGAATTTGTGGAAAAAAATGTCCGATTTGACCGATTTACGATTTGATAATGTCAGTAGGATTTGCTAGACTTGTAATAACAACAAACGGAAAGGAAGCAAAATGACAACACCAAAAATCGGTGAAACTTTTACAACAGCAAAGTCTGGCGTAGAAGGAACAATCACAGAAGTAGTCAAGAACGATAATGGCTCTTATCGTATCAAACTTGATGTCGCAGGTCAAACTCGCTGGACAACAGCGAAGTAATCCTAATCGGGGGCTATTGGCAAAATGTCAGTAGCCCCTGCTAGAATTAGATAGTAAGAAACCCAAACCACCCAACTAACAAAGGAAACAAATGTCAAGAGCAATCACAGTAAAGGTAGCAACACCAAAGGTAATCAAGGCACTAGAAACTCGTCTAGCGCAATTAGAAAAAGATTACTCAACACAAACCGAAAAGGAAGCAAAGTTCGGTAAGGAACAAGAGGCTTGGCGTAAGGAAATCGCTAAGTGGGCTATTGCCAATTTCTCAAAGGCTGAAAACCTACGCACAAACTATCGTTCTTGGAACAACACTCTCAATGTTGATTTTGACATCATCACAAAGGAAGGCACTTTCCCTAAAGAGCCTGAAAAGGATTTTGAGGTTATCCACTCTCATACCTATAAGGAAATGAAAGAGGACATCACAAACGCACTCACAATTCTAAAGATGACAGATGAGGAAACAGTAAATGCTTCTACTATGAAGCAAATTGCTCGTTATCTCTAAATAAAATCAACACGCCCCACAGAAATGCGTGTATAAATAATTAGAGTGGGACAACCTGAGCAAGTTGTGAAAAGGCTCAACACAACAACTACCCGAAAGAAGGAATAAGATGTCGCCAGTAATGGATACAACAAAAGGAAAGTTCTACCGAATTGGAGATACTTTCACAACAGGTAAGTCAGGTATAACAGGTTCTATTCGTGAAATTGTTTCTGTCCGACCAAACCTAACTAAGTTATCTCTGCAAACCGAAAATGGTATGCGGTGGGCTATGGTAAAAATTGGCGCATAACAAAAGCGCAATCGTTCTCGCATAACGATAAATTGCGAAGCACCTGAGCAAGTGTAAAAACTGCTCAACACACCGATCAAGCTGCTTGACAAAACACGCAATTTTGCGAGGCGGCTTTGTGATCAACATCACAAGCTACTTACGAGTAGGAGTTGATTCTCCCTGAAATATCTGCTAGTATTAATATACACCCGAAAGAAAGGCGAATTAATGAACGATATTAATTCTTGTTACTGCACCAACTACTCTATCTGCACTATTTGTGTAAAAGGCTACTACCGTGATCCCGTAATTGATTATATGGAAACACGCATGGCCGACGCTGAAATGGGGGACCTATAATGTCAGTGTCAACCGATACAATTATTCCTATGAAACTAAAACGTTCTAATGACAGAAAGGTGGCTAACCTTGTCACAAAAAATGGAAAGCAAGCAGCAATTGCCAACACGTTCGGATTACCTGCAGGAAAAGACTTTTCTTGTCCTGGTGCAACGTCTATCTGCGAGACTGTTTGCTATGCAGGCAAATTGGAAAAGTTATTTAAAGGAGTAAAAACTAACCTTCTTCACAATTGGGCCCTACTTAAGGACGCCGATAGCGAAACTATGATTAGACTATTAGATGAGATGATTGTAGAATTCATTGCTGATTGTGATAAGAAAGAGGCGCCTAAGTTATTCCGCATTCATTGGGACGGCGATTTCTTTAATGATACTTACACGTATGCCTGGAAGACTGTTATCACTAATCATCCTGAAATTCAATTTTGGGTATACACACGTGTGAAGAGTGCTGCACTTATTCTAAACAATACTAGTAACCTTTCCCTATACTTTTCAACCGATGACGAAAATGCTACAATTGGAGAAGAGTTAAAAAAGGATTATGAGGTCCGCCTTGCATACCTTGGAAAAACTTTTGCCGTAACCGCTGATAAGATGAAAGAATTAACTGGTAAGGTAGGGGCTAAGTGCCCTGAGAATAATAAGTCTATTCCTTTAATCTCTAGCAATGGGTCCGCCTGCGTATCTTGTGGCCTATGTGTTTATGGTAAGGCCGACATTCGATTTAGCGCTACTAAGAAATAGGAGATATATATGTCAAGAGAACGCACACGAGGTTTTATTGGGTACAAGCTTGATCAAGCTAAGCTATTGGAACGTGCACGGGATATCCAGGTTGCAACTTATGATATGGACCCCGTTGAATATATGAAGAACCATTCTGTAGAAGATCTTTTGCTTGTTATGATTAATGAGCCTGATGCATATGGATGTGCTAAACACGCTGTGATTTGTGGAGAGGGGGTGGGTTGGATTCAAGATGAGTATCGTACGTGCCTGGTACCTGTTTCAATTGGGTGGAGCGGTGATAGTCGAGTGTACCTAGGTATCGATGTACTTAAATCTTGTATGACTGGTGAGACCGTAGACCTTGCAGATTTTGTAAGAGTTTTTGGTGACCGTCTTGAATCCAATCTATCATTATGGCAATCTAAAATGTCAGACATTGACCAAACAAAAATAACTGAAGATAGATACGATTTGCCAAGCCTAGTGGAAGCGTGAGACAATAGACTATGGATTTGTATGAGTTTATTGGCTATCTAATTGGTAGTGGTTTTGTGCTCTTGCTTATCTTCTTTTTTATTGCGCCGTTTTTTATTATTACTGCACTGCTAAATGATAAAACTTATAATAATGTAAAGGCGCAAACAAATCTTGACCCGCCCACCTTCTGGGAACTAATTACTAAAATGAAATAGGACTTGACAAAGCCCCGCAGAAATGCGAGGCGGTTATCCACAGGCTTATCCACAGGCTTACGGGTGTGAATTTGATCACACCGAAAATCGGACATTTTTACCTATACGAATTGACATCTGTCAGTCCATCCTGTTATACTTGAAATAACAACAAAGAAAGAAGGAAATATGGCGCACGACCTCGAAAGTCAAAACGGCAAAACATCTTTTGCCTCATTCCGTGAACCTGCTTGGCACGGCTTAGGAACCGTATTTACTAATGAAGTAAATACATCTGAAATGCTATCTCTCGCAAATCTAAACGGATGGAATGTCCGCTTAGAAGATTTGGAAGTTCCAAATCACCTAACATCTGATAAAGACTATCAGTATGTTCTACGCACTAATCCTACCGACAATTCACAAACCGATGTTCTTGGTGTAGTGGGTCAGCGTTATGTTCCATTGCAAAATGAAGATTTATTTGCATTTGGTGATAACATCCTAGACGGCGGAGGTCGCTGGGAAACTGCTGGTTCAATCAAGGGTGGTCGTGTTGTGTTCGGCTCTCTCGCTCTAGAGCGTGAAGTTGTTCTAGACCCTACTGGTGTCAATGATGTTGTAAAAACTTATTTGCTCATCAACACATCACACGATGGTTCTATTGCAATTCAAGCAAGCATTACACCTGTTCGTGTTGTGTG